ATTAATCTTAATATATCTTCCATGTTTTCACCTCACATATTTATTACCAAGGATTTTTGCTATATTTAGCATATTCCTCTGGTGTCATACCTAGTTTATCTGCAAATAATAACTGTTGTTCTGACAAACCAAAAGTACCTTTATCATTTTTAGTATCAGCTGATGTAATTAGCGTTTTTGTTGTGTCTTTGTTTTTCTTTATATCTTCTGCTAATTGTCTTTTAAGTTCTAATTCTTTTTGTTTTAGAACCTTGTCCATATTTCTACCTTTCCAAACATCATAAGCAATATCAATAGGACATTTCATTTCATTTGCTATTTCTAAAAGTTCAACATCTGTAACTGTTTTGTCCTTAGACGTAATATCTTTTAATTCTGATTCTATATCTTTAATCAAAAGTTTTTGATTTAACTCTTGTACTTGTTTTGCAACAGGGTCTAACTTTTCTTGTACTTTCTTAACCTCAACTGGGTTTTCAGTATCAAGTTCATAAAGCTTAGCAACTAAATCTTGTCTACTCATAAGATAGTTATATATCTCTAAAGCTTCTTCTGCTTCTTTTCTTTGCTTTGCAAGTTCAGTTGTTTTCCTTGTGTAATCAGCTTGTCGCATATTGCCTTTTCTCCATTCCCTTATTTCATCAATGGTAAACTTTTCACCATCAATTTCATATTCAGTTGGAATGTTATCTTGTACCTCTTCTTCTGTTTCAACTACTGTTTCAGTACCTTCTGCTCCTGTTGGTTCTACAACATCTTGTAGAGTATCAACTGTCCCTTCTGCACCTTCAACTTCTGTTGTTGCTATAAGTTTTAATAAGTCATTCATTTACTATACCTCTCTTTCTGGAGTCCCTTCTTGGGTTATTCCATTTGATATTTCTTGTAACCTATTTAATATTAAAATTATTTCTGGTTGCTGTTTAATAAGTTTATTTAATTCCTCTTCACTAAGGGTCTTTAAATAAGCTATTAAATCGTTAATGGTAATATTGTTTAAATCTACCATTCCTACTTCTGATTGTAAACTATTTTGTTGTTCTTGTAAAGCCATCTTGCCTTCTATATCAAGTTGTTTGGCTTCCATTTGAGATTGATGGTTCATTTGCATATTTTCTATGCTTTGTGCATGATTTAATCGTTGTTGTTCCATTTGTAGATTTACTTGTCGCTCTTGTTGTATTCTTTGTTGTTCTGCATTTATTTGTGCTTGTTCTTCAAATCTCTTAATAATATCATCAACATTTTCAAGTTCACTATATTCAAGAACCATTCTTCTATCTGCTATAGGCATACCATCTTCGGCAGGAGTTTGTGCCATTCTTAGTATTTGTTCAAATCTTGCTGATTTGTTTACTGCCATAGTAGAGCCTGTCTTTATTTGAACATCAAAATCACCATCTATCATGTCATTAATTACTTCTTTGAAATACACCTCTTTTCCATCTATAATTAAAGGCATACTATTAGGCTTATAATCTCCACCCATAATTCTTATTGTTCTAGGTAATGTCCAGAATTGTTGCATACGACTAAGCCACATAGAGCCTAAGTCTGCTAGGAAGTATTCTAGGTTTTGTGTTTTTAACTTTATTCTACCTTGTGAGCTGTCCTGTAATGCTTGAATTGCAACACCAGAAGTTATTGATACTGGTCTTTCACCTCTTGTAGCGTCAAATACACCAGATACAACTTGAATGTCATACTTTAAGTCATTAATTATGTTTTGTATATAAGCAGGCATTGGAGGTGGTGCTTCTCTTCTTACTTCTGTTCCTGGGTTCTTTCTAATAACTAGTCCTTTATCATTAGTTATAGAACCTTTATCAACTCCAGAGTTTTTATCTAATACCCAAGGTGCATTACCATTTAAATGTGCATTATCTATAACGTCATTGTAAAGACTACATATTTCCTTTTGAACTGATACTAGCATTTCTACTTCACTAATTCCCCAGAATTGTCCTGGAACATCATAGCATTTCCAAGCTACAAATGGGAATNTTCCATCTTTATATGGGTTTTCTCCATCTGATAACANAACATCTCCTGCTATAATAGTTCTTCTNCCGTTTGGATATTTTAGTTTTGTTACCTTATATTTTTCTCCATCTTCCTCTTCTATTACAGAATCAGTTGCATANTCTCTAAANTAGCACTCTATGTAAAGAAGTTGGTTTTTAGCGTTTGTCTTTTCAGAACCAAAGGTTAAGTCTGAATCTGGAGAATCAGTAGCATTTCTAACTAAATCTTCTTTTAAGTGAGGGTATTGTTTTATAAGTTCTCCTAATGGTTTGTAAGTTGCATACATACAATATTCTGCTTCATCTATATCTGTTGCCATTGGGTCAATAAAGAAGTTAAATGGGGATATTAATACAGGTGTTATTTCTCCTATTTTATTCTTCTTTCCGTCCCAAAATAGCCCTTCTATAAATGTTCCTGTTATAAGGCCATTTGTTAACCCGTTTAGTATTTTAGGGATAAGTCTTGTTCTATTCCACTCATAGTCAAGTGCTTCTTGTACCATTATGGCTTTTTCAAATCCATCTTCTGATGTTGGATATACTATATTTTTAGGTGGATTTGTAAACATAATTGGCTTTATTGTTTCTACTGTTGAGAATATATGGTTTGGAATTGCNTTTCCTGCTGNTTTTCTACTTGTTTGTCTTTTAAACAATTCACCATTATATGCTTTAAAGTTTTCTTTCCACTTTTCAACAAATGGTGCTTTTGAATCGGAAGCGTCTTTATACATGGTCATTATCTTGTTGACTATCTTTTTGTCCTGTTCTTTTTCTTTCCATTTTATTTTCATATTTCACCTCGTTATTCTGCTATTTCTAAATTAGANNCACCTTCATCTTGGTCTATNTCCATTGGAATGTTCATTCCTAACCTCNTATATGTTTTAGGTTTTGGATAGTTTTCATCTTCTGACTGATAAGGTACAAAGTTTTCTCCCTTACCTTCTAGCAATACTTGAAGTAATATTGCAAGAGCCATTACTGTATCGTCATGACAGCCATCTTGTGCATTAGTAGAACCTTTATCGTCTATCACATAAGTAAACATTTCTTGAATTAATATTTTATCTTTAATTCCAATCCATTTGTTTCTTATAAATTCAGCTAGCTTATTTATCATAAGTGGTTTGGTTCTAGATGTTGTACTCCAACCTATCTTTTGAGTTACAGTATCAGCTATTTTGTCATAAGTCTTTGTAAAAAATATATTCCAATATTCTTCATTTTGAATTGCTTTTAATGTGGTAAGTCCATGNTTATTGTTTTCACAGCCTATATATGCTTCGTTGTAATATTTAGCTATTTTAACAAGTTCCCTTCCAAATAAATCTGGGTCTATATGAGTTCTATATCTCAAACATATATCAAAATTATCATCACCTACGTAACCTACTGAATAGTCACCAGTTATAAGCCCTTCTGCAACGTCAGCACCAATACAGTAATGTTTACCCTCTTCTGGGTATTTCCATATCTCAACATCTCCATTAGGGTCTGGACTAAATACAACTCTGTTACCAGAGTATTCTAATCTTCCTATATCCCCTTCTTTAGCTTGTCTTCTATATTGCTTTAGAACTCCTATGTTAAATCTAGGTCTACCAGAAGCTATAAATGCTTCTTCTGGTGTTGATGGGTACTCTTGATGGAATTGTTCAACATCACAATTACAGTTGTTGCTTATACACCATCTTCTCCATTTTAACTGTTCATAAGAAACACCAAAGTCCTGCATAAGTTCATATTCTTCTGTGTGAACTGTGTTACCTTCTTCGTCTTTAAATTCATAATTAACCTCTTTTATGAACTCTTCTTTTTCTTCCTCTGTTTCAAAAGGAAGTGAATATTCGTCCATTTCAAACCAAGCAAAAAACAAAGGTACAAATTCATTCTTTCCTGCNACTGCGTTATTCCACATATCATAGAAATAATCTCCAACCCCATTAGCTGTACTTTCCATAATAACTGTACTCTTGGCACTATGAGGTACGCATTGCAACAGCCCAGTAAATGTTTCTTTTGGATTGTCCCAGAAAGCAACTTCTGACGCATGAAGGTAGTTTATTGTTTGAGAACGNCCTGTTGCTGTATTCTTAGCTGTAGCAACCTTAACTGTGGACTGTAGCCCAGGGTTTCTTCTCTTTTCCAAATCATCAGTTGTAGGGTTTTCAAATAATAACTCCTTAGCATTATTTCTTTTTCTCATTGGTCTTAATGCGTCTGGCAAATTCTCAAAGTATCTCTTAAACATATTATAAAGGTTTTGAGAAGCCTGCTCTTCATGGGCAATAATAGTAGAACTAAACATCTTATTTGTTACTGTCTGGTGAAAACAATCTGCTTCTGTATAAGTAGAGAAGCCCATTTGTCTAGCTTTAAGAATTATAATTCTGACTGGTTTGCCTTGTTTTCTAAGTCTTTCTATTGTATCTCTTAATCTCTTTTGTGGCTTATTAGGTTTAAATTTAACTAGTTCTGCGTTCTTATTTCTTATATAAAGGAAGTTAGGTATATAAATCTTTGGGTCNANTAANTTNANNTTTTTACTCATATTCACCCTCAAATTCATAACCATAGGTTTCTTTATCTAAATTCAAATAAACTTCCAATTCAAATATTCTTCCCCTAGCCTTGTCCAAACATTCCTGTTCATCATAACCAGATACAACCAGTACATAAGTATTAGGTAGTGTTATCGCCAAAATAACAACACCTTCATATTCAGTTTTTTCTATTTTACTTCTATCTATTATATTTTGTATATAACTATTTGTTATTATCATTCTTCCACCACCTCATAAGTCTTTTTAAATATATCTGGCTTACAAGGATAAACCTCTCCATTTACACCCAATATAATATAATCTCCCTTATTAGCTTTCATAGTCCCCTCTAAAGTTTTAACATTACAAGTTCCATCTTCGTAGGTTATTATAGTGTTGTTTTTAACTCTATCCATAAACCAATCTGGTGCAAACCTATCTATTTGAAATCTAAACGCTTCAATAATAATTGGTTTTTTTCTGTATTTAGCCATTACTCTACCTCCACATCTGTAAAATCTATTCCTTCTATTAAATCTTGTAACTGCTGTTCATAAGATATATTGACATTTAGATTTGTATTTTTATCTGCCTTATGGCCTGTTCTGTCTAATATATCTTTAGAAGCCTGTAGCCTAATAGAATCATCATCACTATCTAACAATTCAAGAATAGTATCTGTAGCTTTGTTTCTTAAAGCCTTTATTCTGCCATCTATGATTTGTTTTTCTTCATCTTGATAGTTATTAATCATATCTAAAACATCTGGGTCTTTTAGCATTTTTCTTATAGTAGCTGTACTAACCATAAGAATACTTGCTATATCTTTTGTACTGTAATGACCTAAACAATATAATTGAGCAAGTCTTTGTTTTAATATCATTTTGCTTGATATCTTTTTAACTTCCCTGTTTTGTGTTTTAGCTAAAGTCTTACTTTCCTTTAACACTCTATTAAATTCTTTTCTCCCTATCTTTTGGCTATTTGTTAAAGCCTGTAATTCTGGACTTAACGCCATAACCTATCACCCCTTTGCTCTAATACTTTAGTCTTCGTAGAACTTTAGTCCTCGTAGAACTTTAGTCATCTTCTGGCACATACGCTTCTTCTAATTCTTCTTTGCCAAACCTATGAAATGTTTTTTCTATAAACGGTTCAATAACATTAGCCTTGTCCCTTGTTATAATTAAACATAAAAAATAACCAACCAATAAAAACAGTAGGTTTGTCATAGCATTAAATATCATATTAAACATTTATAATCACTCCTCTATACGTTATTTATTACTTATATTATAGTTCATATGGTAACTTTATACAAGCCATTATAAATACAGTATGTGCATTGGGAAGAGTATGGGAAGAACAGTTGTTTGATTAAAGAAGGAGAAGAGAAGATAAAATAAGAGAAGAGAAAAGGAGAAAGAGAAACATTATTATTATACATCATACACTAATCCTAATACAAAGGAGGTGCTTCTCTTGTATGGGGGTGCAAGGGACGGGAGTATGGGGGGGGTCTATTAAAATACAAAACAAGCACAACTCCCTGTACCATATTAAACAATTCAGAGAACCATTTGTGCTATAAAGGCTCTATGATTTGTTATAGATACAGTTCAAGGTATCAGCATTGTTCTATTGGATTGTTCTTCTACGCTCTTACGAGTACGGAAGAATTTGTACTGTAGAAGAGGGCAGAACAGCTATTATCATAGCGTTATTATTATGTTACATTTCATTGGTNATATACCCTTATAGTCTTTTGTAATCCATTTGTAAGCATTAACGTAACGCTATGATGTATTATCNATACAGTTCAGTATTCTCTTTGTTATTATTTTTATTTCGTAAACTACATAAAAATAATGGTTTTAATACATTATTTTATACAAATCATAGTTACTTCTGGTGCTTTTTTATCTCTTTTGGTTTGTTTTTATGTAGTTATGTACTATCTTATTAACATAAGGCTCCAAAGTCGCTCTTATGTTTTAGAAGACTTGTAAATTATATTAAGAAAGGTAGTGTGTATTATGTATTTAAGTGAAATGTTAAGTAAGTTATTAAATCAGGAGGTTGTATTTAATAATGGGAAATATTATATGATAGGTGATGATGGTGAACTTATCACATTATCAACTAATCAAGCATTATCATTATGTGAACAAATTATGAACTAAGGAGTGAATTGATATGTTAATAGATATTTATATTGTGGATTGTAAGAATAGAGTTGTGGGAACAGTTGGCTACTGTTTCTACTCTACTATGACAATTCAAGAGTTAATTAATAAGTTTTGTGTTAATGGCAATAAATTAATGTTTGGTTAATATCAAGTATTACCTAGTTAACATTTTAGTTACGCTTAGTCAAGAGCCACTTCGTTCTTCCTCTTGACACGCTACACTAAAATGTTTTTCTTTTAGTTGTTAATAAGATGAATAGTCTTGTTAATTATATATTATATATTATATATTAAACATATGGCTCGAAACTCGCTCATATGTTGTGTAAGAATTATAAATTAATAGAAAGGAGTTGTTAATATGAATATCAATGAGATTATCGCTTGTACTATTTATGACAGTACAAATGAATACAATAATGACAATTTTGATAACAATTATATTGAATTTGATAAGTTTGATGATAACTTTGAAGATTTAATAGACCTATTTAAATAATTACTTAAAAATCTATAAAAATTTATAAATGAAAAGGAGATATTAAAATGATTAAAACAATTTTAAACAAAATATTCAACAGAGGTTCTAAAGTAAATGAATTGGAAAATACTATCAAGGAATTACAAGCACAACTTAATGACGTAAGAAAGGCTAACAATCAACCTACATTNCATAAACAAACATTAAGAGAAGAATATAACATAGATAAATCTTTTGGTAATGCAGTTGATGAAATGGCTATTGATAGAAATAAAGAAATAACTCATACTAGAACTAATATTGATTACAATTCAGTTGATTGGAAAGAATTAAATAGAAATAACCCAGAAGTTGTTCTTGAAATGAAAGCTGATTAAGAGATGAAATATTTGAAGCAGGTATCGACAATATAATACCAGTTCTTGAAAATAAAAGAACAGAATTATTACAAGACTATCTTATATCTCTTAAATGTGTAAATGGTTCATATCAACCAGAATTTGATAATATTGATAGTTTATCAAGAGAACAAATAATAGAACAAATAGATGAAATTAGTTTTGAAAACTTCAAAGAAGCTATGGCTAGAAAAGGTTTTAAAGTTAGTCCACCTAGTGAAAAACAAATAGCTAAACTTAAAGAATTAGGATTTGTAGGAACTATGCCTAAAACTTCTATAGGTGCTTCTAAGCTTATAGAAAGTGTTGTAGGTAAGGCAGATAACAAGCCTACTCAAGCGCAAGTCAATAGAATATCTAAGTTAATTGAGCTGTTAGGTTTTCAAGGTGAAGACTATTCATATAAGACTAAGTTTGAAGCTAGTAAAGTAATAGAAAAATTACAAAAGATAGCTGATGATACATTAGGAGAAGAAAAAGCTTCTGACAAACAAATTGAATACTATTCAAGATTATTAAAACAAAATAATCAAAGATTTGTTGGTAAGAAGAAAGCTTTTGCAGAAAATGCTACTAAGAAAGAGATATCAAATGCTATTGAAGCACTAAAAGAAGAAATAGCTAAGAACCACCCAGAACTTACTGAAGGACAATTAAGCTTCTTGATATCTCTTCATCAAAGATTAATGTTACCATTTAATAGAGATGAATTAGCTAAATTAACTAAAGAAGAAGCAACTAAGCTTATAGCTAAACTAAATAAAGAAGTTTTATATCTTGAAACTAGAAGATACCAAGCAAGTCTTACTATGAATGATATTAAAAAAATGTCAGATAATGAAGTTAGAGATATGTTAAAACAAATAGCACAAGATAAAAAAGACCAAAACCCAGCTTAAAACATAATAGAGTAATTCCTGTAAAAGGGAGTTACTCTTTTTTATCTTGTGTTCTTAGTTAATGTTTTGTGCTATAAGGTGCTTTGGGTTTTCTAGAGTACAAATACAAAAGGGCTATGGACTTTTCCCAATTAGATAGGGTATGCCCAAATACAATACAAGAATATCTATAAAAGGAGTTGTATTTAATGAAATTTAAATTTGGAGATTGTGTTACTGTACACAACTCACGTGAATATCCAGAATTTAATGAAAAAGAAGGAATAGTTGTATGTAGGCATGAACGTTGCAAAGAATATGTTGGAATTAACTTTGAAGTAACGAAAATTAATGGAACATACCTACACTCATTACATTCTAAGTTGCCAGAAAGAACTGGTTGGTATATAAGAGAAGAAGATTTAAAATTGATTACAAGAAAGGAGACTAACATTGGAAAGTATTAGATTTAAAATGGGTGATAAAGTAAGATGTATTAGAGGTTATTATCTTTCTGATGTAGGTAGCAAAGCAATAGGTGTTATAGTAGGTGAAAGGAATGGATATGAATATGATAATGAATATATTGTGGATTATTCAAATGATTTGAAGAATGTTAATTATAAACGTTATCTACACACTTGTGGTGGGAGACTAAGAAAGGCAACAGGGTATTATCTACTTGAAAGTGATTTAGAACTGGTATCAAGGAAAACAACAAATATTGATAAATATTAGGAGGACAATATGAGAAAAGGAGATATAATTTTAGCAAATTTAGGACAAGGTGAGGGTCACGAACAAGGTGGAACTAGACCAGTATTAGTTGTTCAAAACGAAATAGCAAACAACAATTCAAATACAGTTACAATAGTCCCATTTACGGACACAGAACATAAGAAGACAAAATTACCTACACACTTAAATATAAAGCCTACAAGCAAAAATAGACTGCTTAAAAACAGCACAGCATTGTGTGAGAGCATTTCTACAATAAGCAAAACAAGAATACTTAAAGATACTTACGGTAGGCTTAATGAAGCTACAATGAAGGAAATAGACAAAAGAATAAAAATACACTTAGATATGTTTAAGGAGGACTAATATGTTTAAAGTTGGTGACATAATAAGATGTATAGAAGATATTGAATATAGTTGGTTAAAATATAACAAACAATATGAAGTAACAAGAGTATGGAATGAATATGGAAAAAATTTTGTTGATGTAAGGGAACTAGGAAGTAAAAAATCTGTTGGTGGGTTTTATCCAAAAAGATTTGAATTAGTAACTAAAAAGAACACAAATGTAGATAAATATTAACACAATTCAAGATATATTTATAAATAGATA